CCACCTCAACGCAACCACACTCAACCCACTGGAGACAGGCGGCGGACCTAGTTCGAACTAGGTTCGCCCCCCTATTTTATTAACCGACAGAGGAGACAACTGATGAAGTTGTACTTGCTATGGATCATCGTGATTGGATTCACCGCTGATCCTACGTTGGTGCCTACCACTCGTTACGAGCTGGCTGCTGTTGAAGGCAACCCGTTCGATACGATGGATGAGTGCATCGAAGCCGGAGACACCCAAGGCAGCGTGCATTGGATGTGTTCCGAGCTGGACATGGAGGCTCGCATATACAATGAGTAGAGCCAAACGTGTCCAAACACCACGGGAAACGATGCGGTACGCCGTTGATGTTGACCGTCGTGCTGACGATGTTGCAAGCCTGATGTTCCGATGGGCTCAAGACTGCAACACCGTGCTTCAGTTCACTGCCAAGTGCACGACTGAAGAACGCTGGGTCAAGTCAGTGCAGGCTGGCGACCGAAGGGTCGACAAGCTGCCCGTGTGCTGGACCCAAGCCAAGTCCGACATCAAGTGTGCCTGGGAACAGGGTCATGCTCCGGCTGACCACAAATCCCACTGGACACAGCGACAGGCCAAGCTCAAGCATGGCAAGGCGCTGAACACAGGGCAAGTGACGCCGGACAAGGCTAGCCGTGAGGCTGGCCACCCTGACACCACCCGTGATGAGGCCCTGGCTACGGGCGAGGTTGTCGATGGCAAGGCTGCCATACCTGATGACTTCCTCCATGCTATCGCTGCTGTCGCACCGCTCAGTGCCCAGCATCGGGCCAAGTTCATCAAGCGGATGAACAACATGGCCAATCAATTCCGGGCCGAGCATGAGCAGCGCAAGCGTCGCCCTGCCAATGCCCCTCCGGTAAGGCAGCTCAAGATCAGTGGTGGTCGACGGCTGAAGTTTGCAGCATGACGCTGCGAGTGATACGAGGCTTGGTCATCATGATCCTCGCTTGTGTCGGCATCGTCTGGTGTCTACACTTTGCGTTGGTTGCGTTGACCATCCTCAGTGGGTGACAGTGACCGTAACGAGTGGCCTCACATGATACTGATGGTACTCGTCGTGGCCGTTGTCTTGTCATTAACGTGTTACGTGGAGGCTCTATGACACGAACGAAGGACAACCCGTATGTCTCGTTCGCTGTTCAGGTTGCCTCAGTTACCCTCGCATTCGGCATCGTGCTGAGTGTGTGGTATTGGAGCGGGCTACCCAGCCTTGCTCTCATCAGTGGTAACTGTGCTCTGTTCGGCGGATGAAGCAGGGATTGGACCGTCTCAAAAGGACGGTCTAGTTCGAACTACCTCGGGCTATGTACTCAGGGTGGTTCGAACTGGACCGTGATAATGTATGGTTGCATGGTTGCAGTAAGATTCAACGAATGGTGCGACGCGCCAGCCTTGTCATTAGGTATCGAGGCTGGATGTGTAAGATGTCACGGGGTAATCGCTATGCCCCACACCTAAGCAGGAACAATCACGCCGGGTGGCGTGGGTTAGGGTGCAATGCCCTTCACCTTCCATAGTGGGGGTGCCTAGTAGCACACTCAATTCAACAGGAGAATCTATGCGAAGATTGTTAACGCGTAGTGTTATCTGGTTGTTGATAAGCACCGTGTTTATCTTCGGCTTGATACTCGGTGCTGAAACGTATGTCAAGGACAGTCCTTGTGTACGGGTTGGCCCCGATGCAGACTTGTGCTTGTTCGAGCACAACTCTGGACTGGCGGAAGCTCCGCCCTAGTCAGTAGTTAGAAGCTGACCAACCGTAGACAGGTTGCACCCCCATTGTAAGGGGGCCATTAAGGAATAGCAATGGTAGTACACCATGCTAAGCCTGTCGCTACATGGTACCTCTAGGCTAGGTATGCCCGAAGGCAAGAGCAGCAGGGTAGTGTCTATTGACCTATGTATTTCATGATAGGCGGGTTGCTATGTGTACGCCGTGTGAAACGGTGGCTATAGTGGACAAGAACGTCTACATTAACAGGCCTAGTTCGAACTAGGTTCCTTTCAATTGATATGGAGGTATGTGTATGTTAGTACCCGGTATGGACATGCATAACCGACCACCCAAGGCCAGTCGTAAGCTGGAACGGGATACTGCGGTGCGGTATAGGTCGGTGCCACTAGGTCAGTGCATCTTCGAAGGTGATCAGGTCTTGATCCCCGCAGATCATCTGATGGTGGCTTCCTCGGATCTGATAAAGTTAGCTCGACGCATCGGTGAAATCGAGAGTCACTTAGGTAAGGGTACCCCCCTCACCACCGTGGCCAGTGCCGTAGCGTCAGGTGCAGCGACCCCGTTCAAGGGTGATGTAGTCTCTATGAGTGCATCCAAGAAGGGCGGGTCAGGTCATGCAATTCCAGTGGCTGTTCCAGGGAATGAGGCTGAGGAGCTTCATCCCCAAGAAGAACAACCACTATTGTTGCCTGCCCCGTCCAATGTGGTGGATTTACACCCCACTGCCGATGCTGCATTCAAGCCGACGACTGATGACGAGATCATATCTCGTGCTGAAGCGGCGGCGGCTAACGATGAAGGTCCTACGTCAGAGGAGGACGAGGTTGAAACGTACATCGCGTACGATGATACCCTCGACTATCTGGCGGAGTCGATGGGCTACTCTCACGAGCAAGCTCGTCGCCGGCTGCTGTCTGCGTACAAGGCAGACAAGAAGCATTGCTTAGCTAAGCACGGCCAAACTCTGGCCACTGTCCGGCTCGCAAGGCTGGAGCGTAACAGGAATTACGCCGTAGGTAGAGAGGATTGCTACATCCCGGCTCCGGAATCAGGGTTCAAGGCCTGGTCCCGTGGCTTGCCTGTCCTTCTTCAGAAGGCCATGCAAAATCCCGTAGCTCAGGCTCGGGCTGAACTCCAGCGCAAGCAGGACATTAAGCCCACCCTACGGGGTGCTAAGTTCTATCGGAACGTCGCGTTCCGAGCGATGGAGCAGCACGTTCATGCTCCGGCTGTCGCCACCACTACGGCGTTGCAGCTACGTGCATGGCGGCTCTGGTGGAACGACAAAGCAGATTCCATCCGACGTCGCATCGGTATGAGTACACCTAATCGGGCACTCTTGCTTCGGAGCCGTTACTCTAACGACCCGGACTGGAATGGCCGTGAGTTTCAACCGATCTTCCGCAAGTGGACCACGGTGCGCACGAGCATCACTGGGACTGGCGGCTGGTGGGTTGATGGTGTATCCCTTGAGAAGATGGACATTCGGACACGGATGGACAAGATCAACAGGGAACTCATACGCCGTAACATGGCCACGCATGGTGATGTTGCGGCAATGACTGGACACCTCCTCAGCTTCTACGCTGAGCTTGGTGACACGGTCACTGTTAACGACTGAGCTGTGAACTACCACGACCCTCGGTTCGAGTGGTTCATGACGTTTGATTGATCGTATCTCTACCTAGTCAACGACGCGAGGCGACTGCTAGGTAGGTACACGATCTTCACGCAGATAGGGGCGACCGCATTGCGACCCAAGTCTGCACGCTATAGCCGACACAGAACCTACTGTGCCTTAAGTTACTAGGCTCACCACACGTGGCAGTAGGAGTGCATGGTAAGGTACGTAGTACCCTCTGCGCATGATTCGGCAACCTACGGATAGAGGCGTGGCTGTATACAAGCTGTAAACTATGACCGTGCCTGGGTAAGCAGACAGAACTGCCCAATGTTAACTCGTCGTTGACATAGTTCGAACTACTGACTGTACTCACATCAGTCACACTATATGGTGGTCACACCTATGCTCTCAACATAGGCCGACCTTTGCCCTACTCGGATTAGAACCCGTGCATAGGACAGTGGTGTGAAGCACTAGGAGTCAGGTCGTATCGTTGCCCGCTGTGCAATTCAGCTTCTATCAGGTCAGTCCTGGGCACGGGTTGAATACCCGAGGTATGGACACGGTGAGCGTGAGCCCTTGAGTACGACAACATCTAGGCATTAGGCCCTGACCCTCGGGTCATGTGGGTTCGACTCCCTCCGCCTACTTAGGCGTGGTGAAACGGCAGACACAGGGCAAGGTGTAACGCAGGTATGGTATGTTGGTTCGAGTCCAACCTAGGCTACCACAACGGAGGAGAATCAGTGCCCTCCACCTCGATGGCAAACTGTGGTCAGCGGTCCGACTGCTGCGGCGGTGCAACTCCGCCTACCCATGACCGAGTAGAAGGTACACAGTGTTCGAGTACGACAGTAACATCCATTCACTCATCACAAGGAGAATGCCTATCAGCTTATACAGGTACGAGATCCGTGATGGTGTACGCATTCGTGTAAAGCGGAGCCTGATCCGCCTCTGGAACTGGACGTTTAACCGGTCAGAGGAGGACTATTTGACTCGCTTGAAGAACGAGTACACGCTTGGTATGGAGAAGTTGAAACGCTTACGTCGCATCATCCCCAAGGTTGAGAAGGAATTCAAGGAAGCCAGGGAAGATCTAGCGAATAAGGGTGGGGTGACTATACCCCATCGAGATAGGTGGACCAGACGCAGGGAGCCCGCCCGCCTGATCGAAGAAACAACTCTCGCCAAGAAGAAGAAGGACAGAGGACATCCAAAACCCGCTGTTCTGTTCGAAGCAACTGTTCCCAAACGCTAAGGAGGTATGCATCCATGAAATTATTGGAGCCTGAATGAGTCAGGTGTACGCTGCCTTGTCCACGGGACGAATCAAGCTACACGACTGGGCGAACGCGAAGCCGCCTGCCCTTGAAGCAGGAGACGGAGGTGTAGTGTGGATATGAGTCAGTTGCAGATGCATGGTGAAATGATAGCCATGTGGTCATTGATAGCGCTCCCTATGAGCGTGCTAATGCTCGGCCATCTCTGCTTCCAGCAGTTGTTGGTCTGGCTAATGAGGAAGCTACGGAATCGTAACAAGTAGGGACTCATCTGTCCCTATGTGTGGAGCGATCTCCGCCTGCATGTGAACGACTTGTCTATGAGGTCTGCATGTGGTAGCCCGGATGCGGGTACCCCTGGTATGGGGCGATGGCGCAGTACCAGGGTCTTAATCGCGCCCCGGTCCCATCGTAATTGGGATGCCTTAACATGAGGATCGTGCCCTCACTGTCTAGTATAGACAGGCATGGTGCTGTAGGCCCGCCGTCGGGTCCAGCCTTAAGTGGCAGAGCATCGCCAGGTGTTAGCTCTCAAAAAACAGGTGGATATGGGAATAGCTCAGCCCATCCTGGTGAAAAGATAGTGCCCACCACGGGGTGAATCGTGGAACTTCCACCCCCTTTAATTGTCTAAGTATGGAGGTGTATTACGACAGGACTTACTCCAATGGAACAGGCTTACCTGTTCAAGTGTGGAGCAGCTCTTGCTGTGATGGCCTTGATCTTGTTGGTCCCCGTGTTGGTGGCTAGCTGGAGCAGGGTCCGCATGTTCGTGTCTACCCTATGAGGGTACGCTGAACGTGTGAGCAGCGGTTAGCCACCCTCAACCCTTGGTGTGCTGCACTAAGGGTCAGCCCTGAGTACCACCTCATAGGGCTAGGCATTGGCAACAGTGTCTCTGGGTGCTAGGGTTGGCCTTTAGTGCAGCACATCTGTGTTGTATTGGCCAATCAGGAGGCAAACCTATGTATGTAGGTGAACTTCGAACTGCTCTTGGAAACTATGCCGACGATACCTGGGTAGATGTAATGTTCCCGGAAGATGCTGGTGTTTACACCATCGTAGGCGTGGATGCATTTGAACTTACCGACGGTCAGATGCGCGTTGTCATTGACATTACGGGCGACGCTCCGCTCAAGGCGGTATGATGCTGGCTATACTTAAGGAAGTGGCCGGTATAACAGGGTTCTATACCCTGCTGGCAGTGGTTATGCTGGCTCTAATGCCTGGCTAACCCACGAAACGCCAACCGGAAGGGGTGGTAACACCCACCCCCTCCATTTTTTTGTGAGATTTTTCTGAACTTTCTCACAGATGGATGGTCTAATCTAGGGTACGCTAGAATTTCAGGGAGGGTTCCTCCTTCTCCACACTCTAGTATACTGAAGGAGATCAGCTAATGAGCACTCGCTTTGTCATATCGGACACTCACTGGGGGCATGGTGGAATCCGTTTCATCCCTGTCCGTAAGGAGTGGGCCGGCAGCATGACAATAGAGGAGCACGATGAAGCGCTGATCGACAACTGGAACAAGGTTGTTGGCAAGCGTGACCTTGTGTACCACCTCGGTGATGTGGGCATGGATCGACCTGCCGGGTACTTCGGTGCCGGCATATACCCTCGCCTGAACGGGCGTAAGTATGTGATAGGCGGGAACCATGACACCCCCGAGATCCTCGCACACTTCGACAAGGTGAACGGGTGTATCCGTATGGATATCAATGGGCGTAACTGTATGTTGACGCACATACCCATCCACCCGCAAGAGATGTGGTGGGAGTTCAACCTTCACGGCCACCTGCATGGTGGTACTGTGAAGAAGTTCGCTTACGACAAGGACATGCGTGCCTTGGGTGAGCGTGACCCACGCTACATCAACTGCTGCTGCGAGCACCTTAACTATACGCCTCAATTACTTGAGGATGTGGTGCCCCGAACCGGAGAGAGAGAATGAGCATACTCTTTGCCGCACTGTATGCGGTACTGTTTGCGCTGCTTGCTAATGTAATGGTAAATCTATTCCTGAACCGGAGAGAGAGAATGACTGAAGAAAAACAAACAGCTATCCTAGAGAACTGGAGTGAGATCAAGCTCCCTAATGGTAGCACTATACTGACCGGTGTGGTGTTCGATCACCCCAAGCTGCGTGATGGCAGTAACATCACCACGTCTGAGGTACAGATGCTGGATCGAGAGAATAGCCTGTGTACCACGCTGAATACACACTATACCCTGGCCCAAGAGATAGCAGACTTTGATCAGATCCTAGAGGTAGAGTAATGGAAGACACCTTCACCGGCGAGCTGTGTAGTAACTGCCCCGAGTGTTGGCACTGGGGATGGTGGTCACCTGCCCTTGGTATGTGTGATGACTGCTCCGATGCGGACAACGCTGAACGTGAGCACATGGAGAGGATCAGCTACCTCTTACATAGAGCAATGAAGAGGGCGTACCGTGCAATGCACAAGATGTGACGGCACTGGACTTGTACAAGTTAAAGGCTGCTGTGAACAGCGGTCAGCCCAAGGCAAATGCTGCGGGATGGTTGGCTGGTACACTATGACCTGTCCCCAGTGTGATGGCACAGGAGAGATGCAAGGTTGAGCATAGTAGGCGACGAGCCTTGCCCGCAGTGCGTAAGCAACGGGCACGACAAGACAGGCAACCACCTCATAAATTTTGAGGATGGTAACAAGCACTGTAATAGGTGCGGCTACACTGAGATCAATGGTACTGAACCCGAGAGAGAGGTTGACGATACGATGCATAACAAGGATGAGGTGGATCAGTTACCTATCTTCGGTATACCTTGGCGTGGCATAAGTAAGGAGGCGTGTGAATTCTATGGGATCAAGACAGAATTCGAGGAAGGGGAGCCCGTCGCAACGTGGTATCCTCACACGACTGATAGCACTACTGACGGATATAAAAGAAAGAGTCGAGTTGACAAACGATTTACTGCTGTTGGAAACACCAAAGCAGGAGAACTCTTCGGACAATCTGTTGTTAAGCCCGGAGGAAATCTTCTCGTCATTACGGAGGGAGAGGATGACGCTTGTGCAATATGGGATACCCTATCTAAGCGTAGCGAACTTGAAGGGTGGATTCCGCCTGTTGTATCTCTCGCTCACGGGGCGGGTGGAGCAGCGGGAGACATTGCTAACAACCTTGAATATGTATCCGGATTTAGTAAGGTCATCCTTTGTTTCGACATGGACGACGCAGGAAAGCAGGCAGTGGCTCAAGTCTGTCCTTTACTCCCGGAAAGAGTATTTGTCACACGACTTGGACTGAAGGATGCGCAGGCAATGGCCGAGGCAGGCCGTGCCGGTGAGCTGAAGTGGGACGTGCTCAAGCACGCCCAGAAATACCAGCCTGATGGCATCATCAACGGTGCCGACACATGGGACAGGTACAAGCATAGCTCTAACATTGAGTGCGTACCATACCCTGATGAGTGGACTGAGATAAACAGGATGACTTATGGATTCAGACCAGGATCAGTTATCACCGTTACTAGCGGCACTGGAGTTGGTAAAACGCAGTTCTTGCGTGAGCTTAAGCTTCACTGCTGGGAAAGAACAGACTGGAACATCGCTGACATCTCACTTGAAGAGGATGTGGGGGATAGTGTGTCCGGACTCATGTCTCTACGCATGGGACAGCGAATACATCTACCGGATGTATCGGTCAGCGAGGAGCACGAAAGGCTGGTTCACACTGAACTATTTGAGTCTGGACGATTCTCTTTCTACGACCACTTCGGAGGAATGGACGATTCAAACCTATTCAATAAGCTCCGGTACTTTGGAGCCACAGGACACAAAGTTATTTTCCTCGATCACCTTAGCATCATCGTATCTGAATACGCTGCTGAAGGGGGTGAGCGGGAGCGCATTGATACTATAATGACCCGACTGGCTAAGATAGCCAAGGAGTTAGAACTTGTCATATTCATTGTTGTCCATCTTCGCAAGGAAGGCAGCGGACGATCTTTCGAACAAGGAGCTGTCCCAAGCCTTGACGATCTTAGAGGTAGTGGTAGCCTCAAACAACTCTCGTGGGATGTCATCGCCCTATCACGGGATCAGCAGCACAGTGACAAAGTGTGTAGAAATATTTCGAAAGTTAGCGTCCTCAAATGCAGATTCAGCGGACGAACTGGAGAAGCTGATTACCTTAGATTCGACGAGCTATCCGGACGTATGATCAGGGTAGAGAAGCCGAGTAACTATGATACAAATAGTAATAAGATGCATGGTACTATGTCTGCTTAACGCAGGCTGTGCTGGCATGTATATGGATGACTGGCAACTACACTACAATAATTGTAAGCTGCATGAGCACGACGATGCCGCAGCTGTTACATGTAAGTGGAGGCACACATGGTTGGGAACGTAAATCAGTGGAGAGCAGTAGGTAAATTTTGGGCCATAACAGCAGGGATTGTTGGCACCGGTGCCCTTATAGTATGGGGGATGGCGTCCATTCCTTTCTGGTTGGGCGGTGTGATAACATTATCAACTTTAGGTACCCTTGTATCTATGGCAGTATACGATCTTGCAGAAGAATAGGAACTTAATATGAACGTACATGAGATGGCAGTAATACTTAATAGCCTGGATGCTGATGGCATGGGTGGCTACCGTGTCACGTGTGCTCAAGAGTACTTGATCACCCACGACTTCACCATCACGGAACCACAAGAAGATGGTACCTACCCTGATGGGGAAGTAGACTTCTTCGGGAAGGGCTGATGATATACCTATGGCGCTGCCTCCTATGCGGCGAGGACTCTGAGATAGAGAGGGTGCTGGCTGACATAGAGATGTGGCCTAGCGTTAACGAGACAGCATGTGGCTGTAACTATGATGAGATAGAGTGGACACGACTCATCCATGGTGGCCATATGATGTGGGGTGACGCACGAGACAGGGGCGTATTCCCTCAACGATATAAGAACTACCCGGAGTTAAACTAATATGTTTACAAAAAGTATTTGGTTGGCACTGGTTGTCATTAACATAGTGGTGCTGATTCTGCACCCTAACTGGTGGTCAGGCGGATCACTGGTGCTGTGTAGCATAGCTTTTATGGCTGCACCGGTGGAATGACATACCTACAACACATAACACAATGGCTATGGGAGTACCGGTTCTCCGTTAGGCGGAAGCAAGCACACCCATGGGAACCACAACATGAACCACATGATTGGTGGGAGTGGATGGACGAAGAAAATGGCTGAGAATTTTTTGAAGAGGTACCGTATCACGTGGACTCAGATGAAGATGTCTACAGTATGGGGTAGCAGTGATGATGAGGCGATAGCTGCCTTAACAGAGGGACAGTACGAGCCAGGGCTCACGTCTCAAGACATAGGCGGGCCAGAGATACTGGACATAGAGGAGATAGCAGAGAATGATTAAGTGGGAAGACATCCAACCCACCTCCACACGTGAGACAGACGTACGTGAGAGATGGGAACGCTTGTTCCATCTGGAAGTAGGCGAGGCATACTCGGCTGGCTTCTTCGATTGCAAGCGCATGTGTAAACAAGCAGAGGATTCAAGTGATGATTAACAGCTTAGACGCAGAAGAGATTATTAAACAGACATCGAATACCTTCCGTACGCTCATGCAACACCGAAGTGTAGACATAACTTCGAATGATTTGACCGCAGTACGGAACTTTCTTGAAGACATGTTGTCTAATTATCTAGACAACCAGCACCTCACCGGTGCACAAGGGGACTAACTATGGACATGACGAACATTCGCCGCATGCATGAGCGCGTAATGACAGGCAGTAGGTCACTTGAGAGGGTGACTCAGCTGTTACGTCGTGGCTATATCATGGGGCAACATGCATATGAAGCGGGGACGAAGCAAACACCAAGCGATGAATGCCGCACGAAGCAAGAGAAAGATGGCTTCCTTATGGGATGGAGCGGAAGATACGCCGATGAAATGGCTGACCTTGAGCCCTCACAACTTGGTTATCAGGGTGGATGCCACACCGCCGACGATTTAAGATGAGACTAGTCTTTGACATAGAAGCTAACGGCTTACTCGATGAGGCCACCAAGGTGTGGTGTATCGTGGCTAAGCCCATTGATGAGTACCATGAAGGTATACTCACGTTCGGCCCGGACGAGATAGAGGAAGGGCTAATGTTTCTGTTGAAGGCAGAGGAACTGATAGGTCACAACATCATAGGGTATGACCTACCCTTACTGGAGAAGTTACATGCCTGGACACCAGGAATCAGAACGATTATCACTGACACAGTGGTCCTGTCTAGGCTTTATAAATCTGATAGGCCTCTTCCTAATCTATGCCCTGGTGGCACTACCCCCCACAGCTTGGCTGCATGGGGCTACCGTCTGGGTCGTGGGAAGCCTGATCACACTGACTGGACTCAGTATTCTCCTGAGATGTTGCATCGTTGCACTGAGGATGTGGAAATAAATGACCTACTCCACAAAGAACTGGTTGCCGAAAGGGACAGCCACTCCTGGCTTGACTCAACAATTACAGAGCATGGTAGCGCGACACTCATGCGACGACAACAAGAGTGGGGAGTACCACTCAATGTTGGAAGGGTGGAGCGATTATTCGCTTCAACGGAAAGAACCATACAGCGCATTGATGAAGCTACGGTTCCTCTCATCCCCGAGGTCCCACTCCCGCAGTCGAAGCAGGGTACGTGGCCGAAGAAGCAGTTCAAGAAAGACGGTACACCCACGCTGCACGCCCTTAGATACTATGGTGTCGAGTCACACGATACGTACCGGACCGATATTCTCACGCGTACAGCACCCATCAACTTGGCAAGTGACAAACAAGTAAAGCAATATTTGCTATCCATTGGCTGGACCCCGACCGAGTGGAACTTTAAGAAGGGTCCTAATGGCAAGCCCATCAGAGATGAATGGGGAGATAAGATAAGAACATCACCACGTATTACTATCGACAGCATGGACAGCGTGGTCTGGGAAGCCGGGCACGAGGACATAGGTAGAGAGATAGTACGTAGGTTGATGGTGGCACACAGACGGAGTATGCTTAAGGGCTGGTTGAGAGACGTACGCCCCGATGGTAGGATCGAAGCAAGGGCTCTAGCCATGGGAACACCAACGGGACGCATGACCCACCGACAAGTGGTCAATGTCCCAGGTAAAACAAAGCCCATGGGTCTGGCACTACGGTCATGTTACGGCACGGTCCCTGGTAAGACCCGTGTTGGCATTGACCTGCGTAGTTGTCAGGTCTTTATGCTGTGTCACTACATGCCAGACGAAGGTTACCGTGAAGCAGCACGGACGTCTGATCCGCATGTGTACGTACAGGAGATGGGAAAGCTCGCCACCCGTGACCTCGGGAAGAAGCTCCATTACTCTGTACTGTTTGGTGCGGGCAAGGAAAAACTTTCCAGTGACCTGGGCATGTCTCGAACTGAGGCAGCGCTGGTCATTAAAGCATTCTTCAAGGGAATTCCTGAACTACCTAAGCTCCTCGCTAAGCTAGAGGCCGAGTGGAAAAGGAACGGAGGATGGATCGAAGGACTCGATGGCCGCAAGGTCTGGGTCCGTGCCAAGCACATGCTATTGAACTACCTGTTACAATCAGGTGAGGCAATAGTCATGAAGAACTTTCAAAACCATCTGATGAATGAAGTTCACTACTTACAAGGGTGGGTGGAGAGTGACCCAGTCGAGCTGGTTACTACCATGCACGATGAGGCTCAGTTTCTAGTATCACCTGAGAAAGTAGATGAGTTTAAGCAGATGGCACAACACTCAATAGAGTTTGTTAATGAAAAATTTGATCTCCAATTTCCTCAAGCTATTGATATCAAACTGGGGGAGACTTGGGCACAGTGCCACTAAGGCATGTTACCTGTGTGGAAGGACTAACACCTTCGACACCTGTGACTGGCCGACCTGCCCAATGAGGGACGATCAGTACCAAGATGTAAGCTAATAAGAGAGCATAAAAATGGGAATGAAACAACCGGGTAAGCAACTTACCCTGCCTGCTGAAGGCAACGTACCGGCACGTCTCGTACGTGTCGTAGAACTAGGCGAGCACGACACTGACTATGGTGTCAAGGATCAGGTGCAGCTGTGGTACTCACTACCCACCCGTCTCATCGAAGACGAGGGCGAGTACCTTGGCAAGCAGCACCATGTCCGTTCGCAGCGCATGAAGAACAGCACGAGTCAGAAGGCTAGCCTGTGGGATCACAGGGCAGCACTGGACCCGAGCACTGTCAACTTCAATGAGCTGCTCGGCAAGCCTTGCTACGTTCAGCTTAAGCACAACGAAGTAGAGAAGGGCGGCGTTACTAACACCTACTGTAACATCATCGCACTCTCTGCTGTACCGGAAGGTGTCACTGAGATAGGCGAGTTGGATACAACTGCCTTCTACTTTGACTTCGATCATCCGGACGCCGATGTATGGCGTAACCGCCTGTGGGATGGCCTGCGTGAGACTATTCAGTCTGCGGTCAACTACGACGGGTCAGCTGTACAAGACATGGTAATGCGTCTCGACGCAATGGAAGGTGACGGAGAGTAATGATCTCTGACATCATCTACCAGATGTCCTGCCTCATCAACGTCACTGTTGGTGGGGCGAGGGACCAGTCACTGTCGGCTCGCATAGGTGCGAGTGACAACCCAGTTGCCATATGGATTGTCTTCCATGATGGTGGACACTGCTGCAATTCAGCAGCCAAACGAAGAGAGAGGATAAACGATGACTGTTTATTTTATTGAGCGAGAGTACGAAGTAAATATCCGGATTGAAGTGGAAGACGATACAACCGTCTCCTTCAGGCAAGGGTATGAGGACACCAGGAACTCCGTGGTATTTTCCACGCCCGGTCGCAGTTATGAGGAGAAGTTTCTCGCAGCGTTCTCTAACGTACAAGCAGTACGTAAGGAAGGCGTTGACGTGCAGTACCTGACCACCAAGCAGACCAAGGGTGCAGGCGCAGCCGAAGAAGCCGAGTGGGAACATACCTGGATAGCACCTAAAGATTTTAAAGGGAAGAAGTAATGACATTACATTATATTGTATACCAAGGCGAGAGCGACGAGTTCAGCATTGAAGTACCGGATGACGCACGGGTGTATATCACCAGCGGTGGGTACGGAGAGAACAGCACTGGTGTGCTAAAGGTAGTTCGTGACATCGAACGGAAGCGTGCGGAGTCAGAGGACTATACCAACTACGAAACCACGGAGCACGTACTGGCACAGTACCCAGACGTGAATACAATCCGATGCGTAGACCAAGTAACACGGACCGAACGCGAGCTGGCGTAAGCCATGGGCCGGGTAAGAAGTCGGGCAGGACGCCCGACCAACTCCGTAAAAGCCACGGGCACACCAGCCGTAAAGATTATAAGCGACTGGCTAACCATGCCATTCTATCCTTGGACGCCGAAGATTGAGACTGTGTTCACAAGGGAGATGTATGAAGAGGCCAAGGCTGACCTCCTTAAGGCACAAGACCGTTACAATGAGATCAAATGGGGAGGAGGATTCGAATGAAAGTATTGCTAGACGCCGACATGATAGCCCATGAAGTGGGACACATACATGACGACGAAACAGGAGAGCTGCTTGAATGGGGCCGCATGAAGGCACTGGCCAAAGGCCGGTTCTGGTCCATCTTCCACAAGGCACAAGGCACGAGCATTGAATCGTGGGTGTCAGGTGGAGAGAACTTCAGACACGACATCGCCACCATCCGCCCTTATAAGGGAAACAGAGATGGCGCGGAGCGACACTGTGCTGATGCAGTTAAGCAGTATCTCGCCGACGAACTCAACGCTACATACTGCGAGGGGATCGAGGCAGATGATGCCATAGCTACACGCATGTGGGAACACTATCGTGAGCTGTGGAAGCAGCATGATGGGGATGACTACGCCATAGCCCGAGACATGGAGATGGTCATAGCCAGCAGAGACAAGGACCTTGTCGAGGGTGTGCCAGGGTGGCACTTCTCTTGGCGCTTGAAGAAGCAAGAAGCAGCGCTAGGGGCACCACGCCCCAACTACGTACCCTTCGTGGGTGCGATACGCAGCTTCTATAAGCAGATGCTGACAGGTGACACAGCGGATAACATCCCTGGCCTGTACAACATAGGCGAGAAGAGTGCATGGGTAGCACAGCTTGATGACCTCGACACCGAGGGATCAATGCACCTGCACGTGATGGACAAGTACAAGAAGTACTTCGGAGCATGGGCACGCAATGCCTTCCGTGAGGTAGGCGCACTGCTACACCTGGAGAGATCAGAGGGAGATAGGTTCATACCTTTCGACGAACGATGAGACTAAGAGCAAGACACATACACCACCTTGAGGTGACGACCGACATACTAGTCGGGTACGTCATCAACATAGCCCTGTTCGTTGTAGTATACAACTGGATGTTAGGGCACGACGTACACCTGTGGGAGAACGCATCAGGCGGACTCATCTTCATGGGTGTAGCATACGTAAGGAAGTACACCATCCGTCGCTGGTTCAGCAACTGGATTGGTAAGATATATGACGAGAGACGTGAAGCAGAAATACAAGAGCAAGCTGGAGCGGCTTAATGCCAGCCTCCTCGAAGAAAAGAAAGTCCCGTACTTCTACGAACCAGAAGAAGGGAAGATCAAGTACGTCATCCCAGCGTCAATCCACACGTACACCCCAGACTTTTGGGTCCCGAAGAAAGACGGAGGCTGGATCGTCGTCGAAACCAAAGGCATTTGGGAGTACACCGACAGGCTCAAGCATGTCTGGATCAAGAAGCAGTATCCGAATCTTGATCTCCGATTCGTTTTCTCCAGCAGCCGTACGAAAACAAGCAAAGGAGCAAAGCAAACGTATGCAGACATTTGTGAGGGACGTGGTAGAGGGCTGTTTAGGGGATTGAAATGGAAGTACGCAGACAAGCGCATACCACTGGAGTGGATGAATGAATAACAAAGAGTATCGAGAGAGAGGGGCAGCACTGTGGTTACTGCCCAAGCATGGGTGTACTGAGTGTGACTCCGAGAGGCAGTTGAACATGACGCACATGCTGTTCGGTCTACAGACAGAGACAGCTGAGCTGACAGACTACTTCAAGAAGCTGTGGTTCACGCCGAAGCGTAGTAAACTAGACCACAACTACATCAGAGATGAGCTAGGTGATATACTCTACTACCTAGACAGGATGGCTGAGGCACGTGGCTACCATCTATGGGAGCTTATGGATGCTAACATAGAGAAGCTAGAGAAAAGGTACCCTTCCCTTGATGAAGGATGATAATGTTATCAGGCTGGCGTTCGAGCAGGATGTCATTGCGGCTGAGACAGTAGACTACATTGACAGTATTGTAGAGGTAGTCAAGTCCGCCAAGGAGGCACCCATCATGATCTTCAACGAAGGTCATACGCTATGGATACCACCCAAGATGAGGAAGGAGCCACTACTAGTGCTCGGAATCCTCAACAAGTATCAATATTTAGTTAATAGGATTATCTCAGGATGACTGTAGAAAACCTTACCTTCCTTCGGGAAGTGATTGACAATGCACTGACAGGTGAGCACAACCCTGACCAGTTGGTGAAGGCCCTCGAAGTAATCGAGGAAATGCTAAACGAAGGATCAGAGACAGATGAAGTATCAGATGACAGTGAAGCAGACGCGGACGTTACACCCGCTGACGTGGCTGAAGCCGACGCTGACGATCTCCCTTTCTAAGTGGGACGGACGTCGCGCTAAGTACTACCCTGTGAAAGAAGCAGATGTCGAAACGATCCAAGCCTAAGAAGAACAACTCGTTTGTTCACCAGTTCCTTGACATGTACAGCACCAAGGGAGCTGGCTTTGCCATGCTCCTCATGTACAAGTACTTCAAGGGAGACAGTAAGGCGGTCAACGATGTCATCCCCTCCCTCCGTAAGGAGGCTATCAAGAGGGGTCTTAACATGGACACACTATTCAAGGAGTTAAACCGTGCCGTTGGAACTATTGACGGGACTGGTGAGCTTCGTGCTGACAGCAATAACGAAGTTGATCAGCCTCAAGATGAGGATGGCCCAAGCAAAACACGAGCAAACGATGGAAGCTCTGGGTCACAAGAGGAAGGCAGTAGCTGATGCAAGGAAGTACGCCGAGCCAGGGTTTCAGTGGACGCGGCGGTTTATCGCCGTCACAGTTGTCCTGTCTGTGGTTGCAGTACCTATACTTGCCGGTTGGCTCACCCCTGTTAACATCAGCTATGGCTGGCACGAAGCCACAGATGGGTTCTGGTTCTTTACTGAAGGACGGGACGTTATCAAGTGGGCGGTCGGGACAGGCATAGTGATAACACCGGTGTACACACACCTCTTGTACGCTATCTCCGGAATGTATTTCGGTGCTAGCTCAGTAAAATGAAGGAGGCGCTAATGAAATTGGCAATCCTTACAGTCCTTGCGACTGTATTAATAGGCGGGTGCACTGCGTTCAACCGGGTCACTGACCTGGGTACGAGCCCAGAGGTTATCCGTATCACCCCCGAGGTAGTAGAGGAGCAGCATACGGAGGGCATCATCGAAGGTGCGCGCAATGTGCTGGAAGCTATACGTCAGGCCTGTATGCAGGACGGACACTTCAACCTCAACTACTATGGTAAGCAGGAGTCGTACCTCTGCTTCCCTGTAAACCCACGAGGCTCCGTCGTTGACGTCCTCTGAGGGCGGGACTAAGTTCGACACGGGCAAGGCCCGGTGGGACCTAGTAGACTACGACACACTGGAAGGGATGGTAGACATCCTTACCTTTGGTGCTACGAAGTACGAGGATAGGAACTGGGAGAAGGGTATACTGTACGGGCGTGTATGGGCTGCTTACATGCGGCACAACACAGCTTGGTGGCAGGCATACCTACGTGGAGAGGACGGAACAGACCCTGAAACAGGGCGGTCACACCTTGACCATGCCCAGTGTTGCCTGCATTTCTTGGCAACATACGAAAAGCGTGGGCTACTGACCTTCGATGATAGGCCAGGGAGCCCGCACGTTAAAGAGTAACCCATGGGAAGACCTACACTACACCAAGAGGGCGACCTCTGTGAAGAGTGTGGTATAAACGAGAAGGCTAGCCAAGGCTACACCCTTACGGGTGTCCGACGCTTCCGAGCTGTTTGTAACACATGTCACAAGACGCGCTACATCAGGCCGTGGCTAGCATTTCGCAAGGACTATTGCGAGATGTGCCCCTTCGTGCCTATGTTCCAGCGCTCGCTCGTGGTGCACCATAGGGACGGGGACAAAACTAACAACGAAGAGTACAACCTAATGACACTGTGTCATAACTGTCACAACGAGCTTCATGGCCTGTTGCATGAGAGTGATGGGGACTCTAAGTTGGCAGAAAAGTTATATAGAAAATTCATCAAAGCTTTGCTAGGGTGAATTATTAGAATACAAGGAGTTTACTATGCCACAAGGCGACTGGCTATTTGTCGGTGGACCTGATTGCGAGTTTGTGAGACTCTCAGAAATCTCGTGCATAGGGGCCAAAATTGTAGGTGATCAAGTGGAGATTACCTTCCGTGTTACCAATAAACCGGTAGCTCAGATAACAGTTCCACTAGATGGGGACCTGATTACGACAGCAGAAGGATGGATCGCTGATAACGTAACATCAGTTACCCCGTTATAAGTTTATCAAAGCTTTGCTAGGCTAAGCGTAAAGACCCTGGTGAGAATCCATCTGAGGACGCCGCAAGGATACAAGACCCGGACTACAGGAAAGGGAAAGGTCCTCTTAGTACAGATCTAGTACGTTACGTACGCCCACAAAAAAGCCCGGTTCCGTGAGGTTCCGGGCTTTCCTTTGTCTGGGTTTTAACGCCCTGACAAAAGCCTTGGAGGAGGAGGGATTAGGCTTAAGAAGTCATTGATCTCAACAACTCCTTGACATCTTCTTTGATCTCTTTGAGATCATCAGTCATTGTATTGTGTGATGCTTCCAATACCGCTACCCTAGTGTTAACATTGGATAGGTACTTGCCGAATCCTATGGCTTGGACCAGGATGAATCCTAACATCATGAAGGTCTGGTAATCTATAGTCATTATAGTGCTGCTGCGCTTACTGCAAAGTTATTGTTAAGCTTAGTGTCTACGCTAGCCTGACCACTGGTAGTTTCCAGCTCCATTGCGTCACGTGTCTGTTGTGCTGTGAGGCCACCACCACCACCTGCGGTA